TGTCATAGAAATAATTGTGTTTGTATCTATCATCATACGAACACCTCCTTGCTCTTATTATACCATATTGTTAGGATAAATTCAACCTATTTTTTGAAAAAGGCAGGTGACCCCCATGGCAAACCGCATCAAAGGCATCACCGTAGAAATCGGCGGCGATACCACCAAGCTATCCAAAGCCCTGGAAGGTGTCAATCGGGACATCAAGGGGACACAGACACAGCTGAAAGATGTGCAGAAACTGCTGAAACTTGACCCCACCAACACCGAACTCTTGTCCCAGAAGCACAAGCTGCTGGCAGATGCGGTGTCTGCCACCAAAGAAAAGCTGGAAGTACTGAAAACTGCGGCAGAACAGGCAAACACTGCTCTTGCAAATGGTGAAATTTCACAGCAGCAGTATGATGCCTTACAGCGTGAGATCATCGAAACCGAAAACGAACTGAAACGCCTGACCACAGAAGCAAACAATTCTCACACTGCCCTGGAAAAGATGGGCGTTTTGGGTGAAACGCTGCAGTCCGCCGGGGACAAAATTTCCGGTGTGGGACAAAAGCTGCTGCCAGTCACTGCCGGTGTCACGGCTCTGGGCACCATTGCTGTGAAAACTGGTGCAGACTTTGATGCTGCTATGTCCAAGGTAGCGGCGGTATCCGGTGCGACTGGTTCAGAGATGGACGCTCTCCGGGAAAAAGCCCGTGAAATGGGCAGCAAAACAAAATTCTCTGCAAGTGAGGCTGCGGATGCTATGAACTACATGGCAATGGCAGGCTGGAAAACCAATGATATGCTCAGCGGTATCGAAGGTATCATGAATCTTGCCGCCGCTTCTGGGGAAGACTTGGCATCTACTTCGGACATTGTCACGGATGCTTTGACCGCTTTCGGTTTGTCTGCTTCGGACAGCGGACACTTTGCAGATATTCTGGCTGCCGCATCAAGCAATGCCAACACCAATGTCAGCATGATGGGCGAAACTTTCAAGTATGCCGCTCCGGTGCTGGGTTCTTTGGGCTATTCCGCTGAAGATTCCGCTATCGCCATTGGACTGATGGCAAACGCCGGTATCAAATCCTCACAGGCTGGTACAGCACTGCGTTCCGCCATTACCAATCTGGCAAAGCCAACAGATACGGTAGCATCTGCCATGGAACAGTATGGCATTTCTCTGACAGATAGTTCCGGCAAGATGTATTCTCTGCGGGAACTCATGGAACAACTCCGACAGAAATTAGGCGGTCTTTCTGAGGCAGAACAGGCACAGGCAGCCGCATCGCTGTTTGGCAAAGAGGCAATGTCCGGTATGCTGGCAATCATCAACGGTTCCCCGGCGGACTTTGAAAAACTGTCCAATGCCATTGATACCTGTTCAGATACAGTAGACGGCTACAATGGCACGACTGAAAAAATGGCGGCTGTCATGCAGGATAACCTTGCCGGACAAGTGACCATCTTGAAGTCCCAGCTGGAAGAGTTGGCGATTTCCTTTTCTGATATTCTGATGCCCACCATTCGTTCTGTGGTTTCCCACATTCAGGAACTGGTGGACAAGCTGAACCAGTTAGACCCACAGACCAAAGAAACCATTGCGAAAATTGCACTGGTGGCTGCTGCTCTGGGACCGATGCTGATCGCATTGGGAAAGACCATCTCCAGCGTGGGAACGGTCTTTTCCGCAGTATCCAAACTGCCTGCACTTTTCTCGGCTGTGCAAGGTGGCATTGGAGCCATTACCGGAGCGTTGGGCGTGTCATTAGGTCCGCTGCTCGCCATTATCGCAGCTGTTGCTGCTCTGGTGGCTGCTTTTGTGCATCTCTGGAAAACCAATGACGAATTCAAAAGCAATATCATCGCCATCTGGGAACAGATCAAAAGCACCTTTACCGGATTGACACAGGGCATCACTGACCGGCTAAATGCTCTGGGATTCGACTTTGAGAGTTTCACCGATGTGCTGAAAGCTGCATGGGACGGGCTGTGCAATCTGCTGGCTCCTATTTTTGAAGGTGTCTTTCAGAATATCTCTAATATTTTCTCTGGATTTGCAGATATTCTCTTAAACTCACTTGATGTATTGATCGGTCTGTTCACTGGTGACTGGGAGCAGTGCTGGAATGGCATCAAGGGTATTTTTACGTCTATCTGGAATTTCATTGTCAACTCGTTCCGCAATATCATGAATACCCTGAAAGGCATTGCAGATGTGGTGCTGGGGTGGTTCGGAACAAGCTGGAACGAAGTCTGGACTTCTATCAAAACATTTTTCGTGGACACGTGGAACAGCATTGCTTCCTTTTTCACGGGAATCGTTACCGGAATCCGGGACTTTTTCGTCAACACCTGGACGTCTATTTCCAATACCTTCACCGCCATTGTCACTGCCATTCAGACGGTGGCAACGACTGTATTTACGGCGATTCGGGATTTCTTCAGCACGATCTTTACGGCAATCTACAACTTTTTCAGCACGATTTTCAATGCCATTTACAACGTGGTTTCTACGGTTTTTCAGGCAATTTATAACGTCATTACGACCGTTTGGAATGCCATTTACACCACCTTAGAACCGCTGATCACGGCATTTGGCTATCTGTTTCAGACGATTTTTGAAGCCATTCAGATCATTGTGGGCAGAGTGATGGACTGGATCTCGGAGAAGATCAGTGCCATTTGGAATGCGATCGTGGCGTTTTTAACCCCCATTTTAGAGGGCATTCGAACGACCTTTGAAACCATCTGGAATGCCATTTCTACCACGGTCTCCACGGTTTTGACGGCAATTCAAGATGTGGTGACTACGGTTTGGAATGCGGTGTCTGGTTTCATTTCGTCTGTCCTGTCAGCGATCTGGAATGTAGTTTCTTCCATCTGGAACAGCATCTCCGGCACGATTTCCAGTGTGATGAATGCTATTTTTTCTGTGGTATCGTCTATCTGGAATCAAATCAGTTCAGCGGTTTCCAATGTTCTGAACGCCATCCGGTCGGTGGTGTCTAACATCTGGAACAGCATCAAAAGCACCGTTTCCAACGTGATGCAGAGCATTTCTTCTACGGTGTCCAGCATCTGGGACAACATCCGTTCAGCGGTTTCTGATAAAATTAGCGGCATCAAATCCACCATTCAGAATGGATTTGGTGCCGCTGTTGGATATATCAAGGGACTGGCTTCCGATGCCTGGAACTGGGGACGGGACATCATTCAGGGAATCATTGATGGCATTCAGAGTGCCATCGGCTGGCTGGCGGACTGCGTCACCAATGTTGCCGATACCATTCGGGATTTCCTGCACTTCTCTGTTCCGGACAAAGGGCCGCTGACAGACTACGAAAGCTGGATGCCGGACTTCATGAAAGGGTTGGCAGACGGCATCGACAAGAGCAAGAAGTATGTGGAGAAAGCCGTGGGCGGTGTGGCGAAAGCCATGCAGCTGACTATGGATTCCGACCTGAATTACAGCTTGCATGGAATCTCCGGAGCGATGCTGCCCGACAGTTCCGGTGGGACGGTGAATAATTATTACAATACCGATAACCGAAAAACGGTGAATCAGACCAATCAATCGCCGAAGGCACTGTCACGGTTGGAGATTTATCGGCTAACACGGAATGCGTTGAATGTGTAATGGGGGTGTGTAATGTATTTTTCTCTGGTTTTAGAAAATGAAAACGGTGAACAATTAGATATGACCGCCACCGCCAATCAATACATGACCTCCAAAATCGAAGGTCTGAATCCGCCTGCCGGAACGATTTCCACATCTTCCTATGCAGGTATGAACGGCAGTTACCTCAACAATGCCTTCATCGAAAAGCGAAACGTGGTCATCTCCTTTGCCATGCGTGGCATTGGCATCGAAAAACGGCGGCATCGGCTGTATCATGTGATCAAGCCGTCCCGATACATCAAGATTTGGTACAAGACGGCGAACATCGATGTCTATGCCGAGGGGTATGTAGAAACCTGTGAAGTATCAAATTTCGAGCAGCAGATCAGCGGACAGATCTCCATTCTCTGCCCGGATATTTACTGGTACAGCCGGGATATCTTCTACGCTTATTACAGCGGCGTGATCGGAGCATTTCACTTTCCCTTTCCGGAGAGCGATGCTCCGTTTCCTTTGGGCGTATATTCCAACAGCAACCTGTTCTCTATCACCAATGACGGGGATGAAACTGGATTCACGCTGCGAATCGAAGCATTGCCCAGCGACATTCCGCAGGAAGTGGTGGCAGTGACACCGACCATCTACAACGAAAATGGCGAATATCTGCAAATCAAAGGTGATATTCTGACCGGCGATGTCATTACGGTTACCACGAAAACCGGAAACAAGACCGTCACGCTGACACGCAATGGCGTAGACAGCAATATCCTGAACCGGCTGGTTTCCGGTTCGACTTGGCTGACCTTGAAGGAAGGCACAAATATCTTTCGGGTCGAGGCAGTTCGTGGTGTGAAAAAGCTGCGTGTGACTTTGATGCACCGAAATTCCTATCTGGGGGTGTGAGAAATGCAGTTGGAAATTTACAGCTTGATAGCTTTGAAAGATCAGATCTCTGTGTCACTGGAAGCCATCTGCGACAGCTATTCTTCGCTCTTATGGGACATTGAGTTCTACCAGTGTGGCTGTTTTGAGGTGTATATCGCTGCCAGTCCGCAGAATGTATCCATCTTTCAGCGTGGCAGAATTGTGGCAAGGAGCGATGATGCACAGCACTTCGGCATCATTGAATCTCTGCAATTGGAGACCGATGCCGAAAAGGGCGATTATCTGACGGTCACCGGACGGTTTCTTGCCTGTCTGCTGGAACGAAGAATCATCTATCCCACCATCACCGCAAACGGCAGCTATGAGGACATTGTCCGCAAAGTGCTGTCCCGCAATGCAATCTCTGCCGGAATCCGCAATCTGCCCGGTTTTTCCATGGGGACGGTTTCCGGCGACTGCTGGCAGAAAACCGCACGAATGCAGGTCAGCTATGACAACATCTTAGAATGGCTGTACAGCCTTTGTGAAACCATCGGCGGTTCGGCAAATGTGCGGCTGGATGGAAATGCACTGAAATGCGACCTGTTTTCCGGAACAGACCGCAGTTTGTTGCAGGATGAAAACCCCCACATCGTATTCTCCGATGCGTACAACAATCTGCTGTCGTTCTCCTATGCAGCAGACGATGCGGTGCAGAAAAACTTCGCCTATGTGCTGGGCTGCGGCGAAGGAAATGCCAGAAAACGCACGACATTCTGTTCTGGTACAGAGCCGACCTACCTTGATCGCTATGAGGTGTATGTAGACGAGCGAAACACGGCACAGGAAGAGGACGTGACCGATGCGGAATATTTAGAAATTTTGAAAAGCAGCGGTGCAGAACATCTGGTACAGCCGAAAACGGCATCGGAATCCGCTATCGCTGCTTTTTCGACCCAGTATCAGTACAACAAGGATTACTTTGTGGGCGACTATGTGACCGTGGAACAGAGAAGATTCGGCTTGATTCAACCCAGAATCCAGCTGATCGGCATGGTGGAGAGTTTCGATCAGAACGGCAGAAGTCTGACCCCGACATTTAAGGAGATGGAGTGAGCATATGGCATTTTCCTATGGATTTTTTAACGCACAAAACCTTGACCGGGTGTATACCGCAGAGGATTTCACCGCATATCTGTCCAGCCTGATTTGCAATGGAATTCTGGATACTTACCGGCAGTGTTTTGCACCAACAGTCAAAAATTTGTCCGTTACATTCGGCACGGGCAAGGCGTGGATCGATGGGCATTATTTTATCAGTGATACCCTGCATACCATCGACCTTTCTTCTTATGTAGATGAATCTCTGAATCGTTATGTAGCAATCGGGATCTATTGTGATCGTTCTACTCGTACCTGTGGGATTCGTATTCTGGCAGGTACAGCAGCCACCAGTCCAAACATTCCCGCCTTTACCAACAACAATGTGACGACTTATCTGACTTTAGCAGTTGTAAGACTGCGTGCCGGAACGACAAGTATTCTGGATTCCGATCTGACAGACTGCCGTGCGGACGAGAGCAAATGCGGTTACTGCAAGTGCATCCTTGGCAAGTGCAGAGTGACAGAGATGCTCGCTGAAATGGCAAAGACAAATGCCACACTGGACGAACTGCAAAAGCGGCTGGATGCGATGAACAGTCAGATTTCTGAACTGCAGACCAAGGTAGATGACTTGACGGCAGGCGAAATCCTAGCAACCGGACAGTGCGGTGAAAACATCTACTATGTTCTCTATGACAACGGCAAACTGCTGCTGCGTGGAACGGGTGCAACATACGACTATACTTCTCATGATTCTGTGTTTTATCAAAACGATCAGATCAAGGAGATTGTGCTCAGCAATGGCATTACTGGTCTGGGTGACCGTTTGTTTTATCATTGTGCCAATGCGAAAACGGTATCTCTGCCGGCTACACTGACCAGCATTGGGAATGCCGCTTTTGCACAGGAAGATGCTGCAATCGGCTATACCGCCGGTCTGACTTCTGTTACCATTCCGCAGGCAGTTACTGCGATTCAGTCATATGCCTTTTATCACACCGCCATTGCAGAAGTCACTGTGCCTGCCAGCGTGAAAACATGGGGAAAGTATGTTTTCAGCGATTGTACAAAGCTGAAAAATGCTCGTGTTGCGTGTGATTCCATTGGTGCTTTTGCGTTTACAAGATGTACAGCATTGTCCAGCCTTACCATTTCTGCGAATTGCAGAACCTTTGGGGAAAATATGCTGGCATACTGTGAAAGTCTAACAGACATCACATATGAAGGAACGATCGCTCAGTGGAACACCATCACCAAACCGGTCAACTGGATGTCCTCCGGAGAACATTCCTACAACAATTATCTGAAAAAGATCCAGTGCATAGACGGCTATTTGGAATATGATCCTGAAAATAATGTGTGGAATGAGGTGAAAAACGGATGATGAAATTCTTAGTGAAACAGCAAAAAATCGAAGTGCTGGAACGAGAGATCATTGCTTCTGACCAGATCGCATTTGTTTTGGTGAAATTCGTGTTCGATGGGGCTTGGAAAACGCTGCACAAGGTGGTACAGTTCACACAGTGCGAAGAAACATACAACGTGGTGCTTGGCATAGACGGAACAACCTGCTTGCTGCCTGCCGAACTGCATCCTGGTGCGGTGAAGATGAGTTTGTTTGGCTACGATGCAGAAAGCGATACTACACTGCGTGCAACAACAGTACCCGTCACACTTCACATCCGACCGTCCGGTTTTGTCGCAGATGGGGATACGCCAATTCCGCCGACTCTGGATTTATATACGCAGCTTTTGAAAAAACTGGATGAAAAGGCTGCTGGACTTCAAAATGGAAAAGATGGATTTTCCCCCAAAGTGAAGGCGGAGCAAATGGAGTTTGGTGTTGTAATTACCATTGTCGATGCCGATGGTGAAACTTCTGCAATGCTTCATAATGGTGCAAACGGAGAAAAAGGTACAGACGGTAAATCTGCATATCAAATTGCGGTAGAGCAAGGTTATCAAGGCTCTGAATCAGACTGGCTCTCTTCCTTGAAAGGTGATAAAGGCAATACAGGAGCCAAAGGAAATCCCGGTCAAGATGGTGCAGATGGAAAATCAGCATATGCAATTGCAGTGGAGCATGGCTACGAAGACTCCGAGGAAAAATGGCTTTTATCCTTGAAAGGTGAAAAAGGTGATACTGGTGAGCGTGGTGAAAAGGGCAACACCGGAGATAGAGGGCTGCAGGGCGTTCCAGGAGAAAAAGGTGAAAAGGGAGATGCTGGCGTAGCTGGTAAAGACGGCACAGACGGCTTTTCCCCGATTGCGAATGTTGTGAAGAATGGCAGTGTTATCACAATCACCATTACAGATAAAAATGGTACAACTACAGTGACATTAACAGAGGGTGCAGCCGTAGACCTTACACCCTATGCTAAGGTTACTTATGTGGATGAAAAAGTGCAGGAATTATCCGACAGTCTGACGTACACCCTGCAGGAGCATACACTTTCCATCACACACCTGGAAGATAAATCGCATACCCACGAAAATCAATCCGCATTGGATCAGATCACTGCCGCTAAAATCGCACAATGGGATGGTTTTGGCACACAAATCAATGGGCTTAGCACAAAGGTTACAGTCTATTCAGAAAAGACAGAACGTACTTTGGAGAGCCTGCAAAAGCAAATCGATAATCTGACAAGCGGCAGAAATTACACCGTCCTGTTTCAGTCC